CGCGGCCGGAAACATTGATGGAGGTGAAGACATTGCTTGAGATTCGTACAGCCAAACTAGCCATGACCGGCGACAAGATCGGCGGCTACGCCTCGGTCTATGACGCTCCGAGCCACCCGCTGACCTTCCGCGGCATCAATGGCGGCAAGCCATTTACCGAACGTGTGGCCCGTGGCGCGTTCGATTCGTCACTCGGCAACAACATCTCGCTGCTTGTCGGTCACGATTCGCGCGACTTGCTTGCCAACACCAAGAGCGGACTGCTGCAACTGCGCAGCGATCAGCACGGTTTGGCGTTTGAAGTCACGCTGCCCGACACCCAACGCGCTAAGGACGTTCGCCAGTTGGTTGACGCTGGCGTCCTGTCTGAGATGTCGTTCGGTTTCCAAGTCATCGCCGACAGTTGGGTCGGCAACACTCGCACACTCTCGCAGGTTGCGCTGCGTGAAGTTTCCATCGTTGAAAACGGCGCTTATCCGCAGACAAGTGCCGAAGCAAGACACCTTTCCTCGGGCCTTGCCCGTCTTCGTCTGCGTCTAAGGATGCCGCTATGAAATTGTCCGAAATGTTTGAAACCCGTAAGGCGCTTGTTGCAGAGCGCGATTCCATTCTCGCACAAGATTCCATGACCGTCGAGGTTGAAGCTCGCGGCCACGAAGTCGCTAACGAACTTGGCAAGCTCGATGCAGAGATCCGCGCCGCGCAAGTGCGCGAGCGTTTCGCTTCATCGTCTGCGATTGAGAACCTCGGCAAGAAAACCGAAGAACGCTCGATGGACATTCGCGCTTCCAAGAAGTACGAAGAGCAGTTCGTTAACTACCTCCGCACCGGCCAGATGCCCGAGCATCGCGAACTGATCTCGACCGCGTCAAGTTCGATCCTGATTCCTAAGGTCTACCAGGACGCTGTTCTCAAGTACCTCGATGCAAACAGCATCATGCGTAACATCGCAGACCTCCGCACTGGCGTTCAGGGTTACCAAACCTTGCGCTTCAGCACGCTGAAGACTGCGGACTACACCTCTGCATGGACTGAAGCCGACACGGGCACGGTTGCAACAACTGCTGCTGACCCGCTGTTCAAGGAAGTGCCGCTTGTACCGATTCCATGCTTGCCGAAGACCGAAGTGAGTCAGCAACTGATTCTGCAATCGGACGCCGGATTTAACGTGGAAATGGAAGTCACCGAGCATCTCCAGCGGCAGCTGCTCAAGAATTTGGAGTGGGGCTACGTGGCTGGTTCCGGAACCAATGCACCGACGGGCATCTTTACCGTCAAAGCATCGACCGGCGTCACCACCGATATCAACATCACCACAGCGACAAGCACCGGCACAACTCGCGCCCTTGCAATCACTGCCGGTGCAACCGTTGCGAAGTTGTCTGAAATGCGCTACACGAAGTTGCCAGCAGCGTATTGGGGATCCGCTTCGTGGATCCTGCCGCAAGACACGTACGCAGCAATCGCCGGTCTGCTCGTGAACGGCGTTCCAATCTTTGTTCCAAGTGCCGACGCCGCGCTTGTTGGTGCTGCTCCGTTCACGCTGATGGGTCTCCCGGTGTACATCACCGAGTACCTCCCAGCGCACGTTTCAACCGCCAGCACTGGCAAGAACTGCATCGCAGTCTTGGGCAACATCTCCGAAGCATTCGCAATCCGCGAATGGGGCCCGGGAATGTCCATTACCCGAGACGAGTTCTCCCTGTCCGGCACTGCGCGTATCCGTTACCAGGGCATGCAGTTTGCCAACTCTAACTTCACCCGCGTCAATGCGCTGGTGCAGTTGCAAGTCACCAACGCCTGATTCTGATCCTCTCATCCTTTGGGTGGGTGGGGCTTCGGCTCCACCCCCCCTCAGCGAGGAACAATGGCTCTAGACCTAGCAAAGTTCCGCAACTGGGCCCGCATTCCTCACACGGAGGACGACCCGGCTATTGGCATTGCTTGGTCTGCCGCCGTACGCGAACTTGAAGAGCGCACCGGGTGGTGCGTGGAGAGTGTCACCAGGACGCAGTGGGTGCCCTCAGCGCCCTTGACGAATTACGGCGGTCTGTACCTCCGTTTGGAGCGCCAAGGCGACCTGGCGGGCACTACGGTCACCTACAGCGACAGCGCTACGACGCCGCTGACCGGGAACCTCAACAGCGCCAAGATCCAAATCAACGGTTTGATCTACGTGGACATGGAGATTGCCAATGTCAACCTGACCTACCCGGTCACCCTGACTGTGACGGCCGGCAACGCAGCGCTGAACCCGCTGCTCGAAATGGCGCTCCTCCAGCGCGTCGCGCACCACGTTGCAAGCCGCGGGGATGACACGGTTGCCCTGGACTCGACCTACTGGGATCGGATCACCGGCATGATGGGTAAGGGGATAGGCTAGTGGCCGGGCACGTTCCATCAGGGATGATGCGCCTCGTGATGACGGCGCAGAACCCAGTAGCCACGCTCGACGCGTTCGGCCAGGCTTCTGAGTCTTGGCTCTCGTTTGCCAACATCCCGGTGCACATTGAGAACGCCAACACGGAAGAGACAATGGATGACGG